CCTTGGACTGAGGTGTTTAAAAGAAAATTTAAAGATAAAGATAAAAAGTATTTTCAAAAACTTATGAAAGAAGGTGTGGATTTATCACAACCTCCTAAAATAATTATAGATACAATACATCAGGTTAAAGGTGGTGAAGCAGATAATGTTGTCCTGGCGAGCAAATGTAATTTTCCATCTCATTTTGATAAAAAGAATTTAGCAGATAAAGTAAAAGAACTTAGGGTTTGGTACACTGGTGCCACTAGATCTAAAAGCACACTCCATCTGTTGGGCACTTATCATCAATATAACTTTCCTTTAGGAAAGTATTACAAACAATACGAGGCTAACTATGTCAGATAAAGATATGTTCGATGAAGCATTTCCACGAGACAAACAAATTGGGGGATCCCATTACCAACAGTTTTTTATTCAACCTTGGACATTTATAAGAAAAAATGGTTTGAACCCTTTTCAAGCAAATGTAATAAAATATGTTTGTAGGTATTTAACCAAAGGAAAGACAATGGAAGATTTAGAAAAAATAAAACACTATTGTGATTTAGAAATAGAACATTTAAAAGATGCCAAAAAGAAAAAGTAAATTAATTAAATGTGAGGTTTGTACTACAATACCATCTGTAATTATTCACAAACAAGTTTATTATTGTGCGGATTGTTATATATTTGAATGTAAAATTCCTATGAGTGAAGCAATACAAAATTTATATAATGAAGGACAATCTGCAAAAAAATTAAATTAATGACTCATCAATTAAACTTTATATACAATGATAGTGATTGGGTAGCTCCAGCGGAGTATCCAGACTTATCTCAAGCAACTGAAATAGCAATCGACCTGGAGACTAAGGATCCAAATATAAAAACAAAAGGACCAGGATGGGCAACCTTTGATGGTGCAATAGTTGGTTTTGCTGTAGCTGCACTTGGCCAACAATGGTACTTTCCAATTCAACATGATGCTGGTGGTAATATGGATTTAGCCATCACCACCGCCTGGATGCAAGATATATTAAAAACAGATGCCACTAAAATATTTCATAATGCAAGTTATGATGTTGGTTGGCTGCTTGTTAATGGTTTTGAGATAAAAGGTAAGATAGTTGATACCATGATTGCCGCAGCATTGATTAATGAAAACAGATTTAGTTTTAGTTTAAATGCCTGCGCAAAAGATTATTTAGGTGAAATTAAAAATGAGACGTTTTTGAACGAAAAGGCCAAAGAATGGGGAATTGACCCAAAAGCTGACATGTGGAGGCTGCCTGCGGGCTACGTAGGCTTCTATGCTGAGCAAGATGCAGGCCTAACCTTACGTTTATGGCAAGTGCTAAAAACAGAGCTCTCTAAGCAGTCTCTGCACGATGTGTGGGAAATGGAGATGGAATTATTGCCTATTTTAATAGATACAAGACGAAGAGGTATTAGAGTCGATGAAGAGAAGGCTAGAGGCTTAAAAAAAGAATTTGTAAGTAAAGAAAAAACAATTTTACATAATATTAAAAAACAAACTACCTTAGATGTAGACATCTGGGCTGGAAGATCTGTAGCGCAAGTGTTTGATCGAATAGGAGTGGAATACCCACGGACACCGAAAACCGGAGAACCAAGCTTTACCCAAAACTGGTTAGTAAATTGTGATAACCCGATAGCGCAACTAATAAGACAAGCACGAGAAATAAATAAATTTCATTCAACATTCATAGACTCCATTCAACGTTATGTTCACAAAGGTAGAATACATTCTGAAATAAATCAACTTAGATCTGACCAAGGTGGAACTGTATCAGGACGTTTATCATATTCTAATCCTAACCTGCAACAGATCCCTGCAAGAAATAAAGAGTATGGAGATAAAATTAGAAGCTTGTTCTTACCTGAAGAAGGTAAACAATGGGGTAGTTTCGACTACTCACAACAGGAGCCTAGGCTTGTTGCTCACTACGCTGCATCTGTCAATGACCATTTTGAAGGTGCAGCGGAGTTTATAGAAGCATACAAAAACGAAGCTGCAGATTTTCATCAGATTGTGGCTGAGATGGCAGGAATTACTAGAACTCAAGCTAAGACAATTAATCTTGGTTTATTTTATGGTATGGGTAAAGCTAAATTAGGTAAAGAATTAGGTATCAATAAAGATAAGGCTGAAGCTTTGTTAAGACAGTATGGTGAAAGAGTTCCATTTGTTAAAAGATTGGCCACTGAAGTAACCAACAGTGCTTCAAAGTTTGGTTTTATTCGAACAGTAGGGGGTCGTAAATGCCGATTTGACATGTGGGAGCCTGCTACCTTCGGAATGAATAAAGCTATGCAATACGAGGAGGCTAAGGCGGTTTATGGAAACAACATCAGGAGGGCTTTCACTTATAAAGCTTTAAATAGATTAATCCAAGGATCTGCTGCGGATCAAACAAAACAAGCAATGATAAATTGTTACAAAGCAGGATTTAAACCATTACTACAAATTCATGATGAACTTTGTTTTTCTATTAATGAGGAATCTGACATCATTTCAGTAAAAAATATTATGGAGAATGCAATCGATACATTAAAAGTGCCATCAAAAGTAGATATTGCATTAGGAAAATCTTGGGGAGAAGCCAAAGAATAATTTATTCTTCTTTTTCTTTTTCTTGCTCCTCCTCTTTTTCTAATTCTTTCTCAGCTTCTTCTCTTAATTTATTTAGTTCCTTATAATAGTTTGGGTGTTTCCATTCAAACATTTGCTCTCCTCTTTTTTTTTATTTACTATTATAACATGGACAAATTTTTGGTTTTTTATTTTATTGAATAGTAGAGCGGTCACTAGACCAGGGGTTTAAATCTGGATGCGACACTGAATGCTTTTTGCTTTTATTTAGAGCGCAGGAGTCTTAAGGTAAAAGTTTAATTTTTTTTGAGCTAGGTTTAAACTTAACTAGCTATATCTAAAAGACCCTTTTTAGCGTCTTCAACACTTTGATCATTGATCTTAGTTCTAAGTTCTTTGATCTTTATATCAATCCACTTCATATCTGTAGTCACTCTACCCTGAGCTAACGCTTGTGTTGCCCACTTGGACTCCAACTGAAGTTTCTCCGATATTAACTTTTGTAGCATCTCGGTCTACCTCCTCAAAGGTTAAGAAAAGAAAATCTGGATTATGGAACCCAGGCGCTTGTCTTATTGTTACATCACTTGAGTCAACCTTCTTTACAAAATCCTCAAGGACGGCCTTATCGTTCTCAGCCTCAAGCATCTCATCAATATATATATTTTTATAGTTTGCTTGGACGCGATATAGCTTCATGTGGTATTATATACCAAAAATGGTGTTGATTGCAATACTAAGCGTTGTCAAGGGGTTTACACTCAAATCGTATAGCTAATTTTTCTTTGTTTATTCGGTCTAAACCGTAATAATCGTCATCTTTTAATGTTTTTAAAGCATCTTGAGATAATTTATATCCTGCAATTGCACAATCATAATGTGTTGTAAATTGATACCCAGGTATAAATGGATCTACGCATTTACCTGTGATCATACTGCAGAGGTGTAGTATTAAAATGTACTTCATTTTCCTATATTATCCTATTTTATTATTTACTTGCATATCCCATTTAAATAACTATATATCTTTTTATGAATATTAACAAAGAGGTTATCATGAATGACGAAAAAGTAAAAGCTTCTGCTTTGGGCGATTTAAAAGAAGCTTTGGTATTAAGACCTGAATGGGAAATAAAACCAAAACAAAAACAAAGCACACAAGTCTTCACTGTTACATTTCACGAAGATACAAAAGTATTAGAGTTACATGTAAATGGTGCAGCTTACAGCGAGATAGATGCTAAAGACACTATAGCTAATCAAATTAGATATCATGAAGTTTTAAGCAACGTTGTAACTAAATTCGAACTTTGGAGGATCCGTGAAAAAAATTAGTTCCTCAGAAGTTTTTACCAATTGGTATGCGCAGGTAAATGAACTTTTAAATCAATTACCTAAAACAACAATAGATGGTCAACCATTAGAATATTCTGATGATGAATTTCAAAACACGATGCGTAAATTACAACAGTGTTCTTTGAAGTTTGAAGATATGCCTATCTATATTATCAACGAAAAAGTAGCTGCAGAACTTTGCTACGATCAACTAAAAGGTTATGAGGAAAATGAAAGATCTGATATTTAGCATGATTTTTATTGCACTCTTAACAATCATACCTGCCAAAATATTATTATTTTTATTTGGTGGGTTAATTTACTTAATGTTCTAACCAGGAGGAAAAGATATGAACAAACCTATAAATAATAAATTTTTTGAAACTACTGATTACAGTAAATTCAAAAAAACTAGAGGTAACAGACCTGTAGACGAAGCACACGTGCAGCAACTTAAAAAGTTGATTGCAGAAAAAGATCTTTATGATCCAATCCGTGTAAATAAAAACATGGAAGTTGTTGATGGCCAACACACACTGGAAGCCAGAAAACAATTAGATCTAAAAGTTCCTTACATCATTATGGATTCTGATGATCCATTGGATGTAGCAAGACTAAACACTGGTCGTAAGAATTGGTCTTTGGAAAATTATTTAGATCAACACTGCGCCAGAAATAAAATGGACTACAGAATTTGTAGAAACAAAATGCAACAGTACGGAATTAATGTTGCAGAGATGGTAGTTCTTTTATTAAAACAAACTTCACTGTGGTCAAGAATCAGTAATGATTTTAAAACAGGACGGTTTGTAATTCCTGCAGGAGGTATTGAACATGCTGATCGTATTGGATCTCAATTGATGCAGCTAAAAAAATACTTCTATGGTATGGAGTCCACTAAAAACAAACGGTTCAAACGTTCAATGGTGGTGTCATACATTGTAGCGGATAAACATCCTAAGTTTGATCATCGAAGATTTAAAACTGCTTGTAAGAGCAAGTCTTCATGGTTCTTATCTGGTACATCTACTGCTGATTATATTGCAATTATAGAACGTATCTATAATTCAGGATTGACTCAGAAAAATAAAATAAATTTAGTTGAATTTTATAAAACTAAAGAGTATCAAGACAAATAGGAGACAGGACAATGGACATAGAAAGATGGAAGTCATGTGCAGTAGACATCGAGTCATACACAATTATTAGAGCCATGGGGAAGCAAGGTTTTAGAAGGCCAGGCTCAATGATTGCAAAATTAGTCGATGACGAGATTCGTAAGATTGCTAAGAAAGAGGGTAAAACTTACGAAAGCATGAAACAAATTTTACTTGGTGAGGGGCGAAAGCTAGTCAACGGTAAATAAACTGATCAGTTGGAGGTGGGTTAGGGAGACTTAACCCACCTTTTTATTATAAATTTAAACTTGCAATCAAAATCATAATCACTTATTAATCAATAACGTATTCCTAAGCCTAAATGAAATAAGTGGGGCTTTCAAAACACTTTATTTTCACCGAACAACGAATCATAAAATTAACTTTAATTAAAAGGATATTTTGTGGGTAAAGCTGTTAAAAAAAGCAGTGAAGAAGCATTGAACCAGGCGTTGGACAAGCTAGTGATGGTGTGTCCAAACAAGAAAACTTATGATGAGTTAACTAGTTTGATGTTTCAGTTGTATTGTGGAAATGACTTTGGTTTAGGAAATTTCAGTCTTTCTTTCCTTGATAAAATCGAGGATCGATGGCGATCAGGACGTAAAGCTGCAGCGAAAGCTAAAGGCATTAGTCTGGTTGTTAAAAATGTGTAACCACGGTGTCATATCCCAATCCATATCTTTTCCCGCATCGTGGTTATGCAAATGGAAAAAAAAACATCTAAAGAATTAACTTCTGAGACAATTCAGTATGCCGCTGAAATGATGCCGATGGATCGTAATGATTTTATAGATTTGATTTCCGACCAATATCATATTGCAAAGCACCGCAAATACCCCCAACGAGAGGTTAAAAAATTTAGTGATTTGCTCACCAAACTTGTTAAAAAATTTGGGAATTAAATTGGCCAGAGAACTCATAAAAGAAAAAATGATGAGTGAACAGCGATTATTTCAAGCTATTATAGTACAAGCTTTAGAAGACGTGATGAATTTTTCTAGTTTTAAAAAGGAAGCTTATTGGAAAGAAGATGCCTACAAATGGTTTTATAGTAATTCTGAAGATTTTCAGGATGTTTGTTGGGCTGCTGATATGGACCCAGAGTTTATTCGTGGTGAATTTTTAAAATTAATTAAATGTAAAAAAATTAGATTTTCTAAAATGCAGACCCATTGGTTAAATTATAGAGAGCTCTATAGATTGTATCGGGAGTCGGGATCTAAAGAGGAAAGAAGAGAAATTAAAAAAAGAATTGATCATGAGAATTTAAAAAGAATGGAATAGTCATGGTGGGTGAATTTGAAAGTAACCTGGGGCAACCAAGAGAGCAAGATAGATAGCCCCAGGAGTAACTAATAAGAACCTAAGAAAGTTCATGTAAAAATAATAGCATATTTAGGTAAAACGGACAAGGAATAACGGCCACCGGAAACCGAACCAATTGAGTCACCGATGACCGCAGATGTTTATAAAACATTTTTACTATATAGATATTCTAGAGTAATTAAAATAGAAAAGTGCTCAGAGGGTAATAGTGGTGTATCTGGTGTATCCGAAGAAGAATAATGTATATATATCAATACTTTAAGTACGTTTTTATGGTGTATCTATGGTGTATCTATGGTGTATCTGGGATACACCACTCTTGCGGAGCAGCTGTCAGTTGGTTTAGGGGATATAGTCATAGGTCTGAAAAATCTATATAATATAAATTATGATAAAGAAGTTAATATTTAATACTGCTAAAGAACAGTTTAGAAAAGCTTTAAGAATTCACAAAGCATCTGTGCGTAGAAATAAAAGAAGTAAGGGTTTAACTCCAATTATGGATTATGGCCTTCTTAGAAATAAAGTTAAGCGTGATATAAAAAACACAAAATTTATGGATAAGGATGCGTACAAAGCAGCAAAAAAAACTAAAAGCCTTCCAAAAGGTGGACCAAGACCTAGAATATTTGGTAAAGCTTATGCTTCTGATAAAGCAGGCAAAAGATCTATGATGATTCAAATGATGACAAAAAAAGAAAGAGCTGCCAATCAAGAAGCTATTTCTCAATCTGTTAGAAAATTTTTAAAAGAAAGAATTGGACGTAAAGCACAAGGTGGTGTAATGGTTAAAAAAATGTTAGTTGGTGGATTACTCACAAAAGGAATTAAGTACGGCTACAAGCAATATAGAAAAGCTGGTGGTAGAAGTATTATAGAAATTATGAGAAGTAATATTAGAGGTGCAGGCAAAAGATCAGATGCCAAAACAGATGTGAAGTTTGGTATTAAAATGCATGGCGGTAGAAAACTAACTCAACGTGATAAAAATAGATTAAGATAATGCCTGGTGGACTCAAAAAAAAAGAGTTAAGAACCGATTTAGATTTAACTCCAAAACAAAAAATGTTTGTGGAGATCTTAGTCAAAGATTGGGGATCAATTACACAACATGAAGCTCTTAAACTTGCTGGTTATGATTGTAAAGATGATAACAGTGCAAAATCTACTGCATCGCAATTGTTATCTAGAAAGACTAGCCCACATGTTGCAAAATATTTTGATAAAAGATTTCATCAAGAATTAAAAAAATATGAAGGTGACAACCTTAGAAGATTTAAAAGATTAGATCGAATCGCAGACAAAGCAGAAAAAGATAAACAGTATGCTGCAGCAATTAATGCTGAATACAGATCTGGTCAATTAGCTGGTGCTTACGTTGATAGAAAAGAAGTCAGAGTAAGTGGTTTGGAGGGTATGTCACGTGAAGAACTTGAAAACAAACTCAAGGAGTTGTCCGAAAAGATCGATGGATACAACGCCAAGACAGTTCAAGCTGAAGTCACAGATATTTCTAAAAAAGGCTAGCTGGTCTGAGTTTATAGAATTATTTAATCAAAAGCACAATCCAATGCTTACTTCAGTTGGTGTGGTAGAGGTAAAAGTTGATGAGAAAAAAAATAGCAATTCCAAAAAAAACTAAAAGCGAAATAGATAAGTATCCTATGGTTTCTGTAGAATGGTACGATATTGTCTCGGACAGCTCTTGGACTAGTTTTGACTCACTTAAAAAATCTAATCCAGCTACCTGCATCACCAAAGGTCATCTATTTAGTCAAGCAAAAGGTGTTACTAGAATCTTTGGAGATTACTCATTTGCTGACAATGGAAAAGACATTGAAAATATTGGCAACACAACTATAATTCCTAATTCAGTTATTAAAGAAATTAAAAAGTTAAGTTAATTTATGTCAGGAAAAAAACCAGAAAGTAGACTTTGGCAAAAGGTCAAAGAAGGACTTAACCAAATGTTTTTAACTCGCATAGAATCTAGCTCAATCAATGGTATACCTGATATTCATGGTGTCCATAAACAAGGTGTTTTTTGGATTGAACTTAAATCTGATAAATCAAATTATCCTAAACTAAATCGATGGCAAATTGTTTGGATTAATCGATATGTAAAAGCTGGTGGAACTGTATTTATACTTCATGAGAACTTGGGTAAGACCCTCTCTGAGAGAACTCTTAAACTGTACAGACCGGTGTCCGTTTTCACTGATCCTCGTTCCCTTGTCTCGTTTGCCTCGTTCTCGTTCCCGTTACAATGGCCCACGGTCCAGGAGACCATCCTTCAGGAGCTGGTGCAGCGTAACCCTGAACAGCAGGTGGCGTAACCTCGTTCTCGTTTCCTGGCCACGTTACATTTTACCTCTTTGTTAACGTGGCCTGGTGACGGGACCTGCAGCTCAGGATGCTGGATCTCGTTTGTCGTTGACAAACTTCCCTCGTTCTCGTGTAAACTTAACTACACTGGTCCCGCAGGTAACGCTGCTGGTACCCATCCTTCAGGATCCAGGTGAAGCTCTCGTTTCTCGTTCTCGTTTCTGGATAAACCTCGTTCTCGTTCACTGGCCACTGGTAACGTCCCCGCAGCGTGAGCTCAGGGGGTGCTGGATCAGGCGAACTTCAGGTTTGACAAGTATCCCATGATATCGTATGGTCAGAAAAACAAAGGAGAAAATATGGCAATAGATTTTGACGCTCTCGATCTCGTTCGAGGCGAGAACAAAGCTCGTTCTTACAACACTAAGTTAGATGGGCTCCAGCAGCAGGTAACTTCCCTTCAGGAGCTGGTGAAGGAAGTGGTATCCGCATTACCAAAAGAAAAGCAAAGCTACTACGAAGAGAAAATAAAAACTTATTTAAAATAGCTCTTGACATATATCCCATCAGGTCTTATGTATGGTCTGATGATTATCATTTACACAACAGCAATATATCTGGCCATCTTATTTGGTACAGGTATTATTTCATTAAACATATAAGGAGAGCTACATGATAAGTAAAAAACTAATACAGCAGATGAATGATTACTATGGATGCGAATACATCGTAGATGCTAGTAAAGAGAAATCGATTCAAGAAACCGTTCCACATAATGACGTTAAAGAAGCCAACAAGCCTGAAGAAGGCAAAGTATACGCACTGACCGGTGGCCGGGGCACGCGCTGCATCGCCAACGGTAACACGTGGAAAGACTCGGAGGTGAAGGATGACTGATGAACTGAAGGAGTGGTACTTAATGCCAAGCATCAAGGAATGCCTCGTGGAGTATCAAAAGCAGGACATAGGTTTAATTGCAGACATTGCGAAGCACGGCTGCACAGGTGGCGTTGCTGGTATCACGTACTACTCAGAAACAATTGCGTTTCATGATCACCATCAGGAGGAGATCTGGCAGCTGGTCCAGGACCACGCGGATGAAGCTGGACTGAAGAACGGTGAGTTTCTACAGCACATATCGCAAGATCCAACCTCGCTTACTGGATTCGTTAACGATCTCGTTTGGTGGGCGGTCAAAGTTCGGGCCCAGGAGCTGCATGCAGAGGCACCTGCAGCTGGAGCTGAAGCGTGACCTTCGTTGTCGTTTACCTGTGCCTTCTGTTTATGTTCCCAACATTCACATTGGCTGGCACTGGGATCCTGATGCTCTCGCTCGTTGGCATACTGTGATACCTACATGTCGTCTCGTTTCAAAAGCTGGACGTCCCTGCGCAGAAGCTAATGCTAAGCATCTGGGGGCGCAGGTAACTGCTGTGGAAAGCCAAGTGGTTTGGTTTCTACTTTAGAATGGTTCTAAAAGATAATTGTTGCATTAATATATGGGAGTTGATAAGAGATAGAACAAACTAACATAAAAGGAGAAAAGTTATGGGACTAGATCAACACGCACACCTTCGAGGTCAAAAGGTAGATTGGGAAAAATATTACTCTGATGATGATTACGGAGATAAAGAAAAAGTTTTCGTGTGGAGAAAACACGCAAGACTTCAACAGTTCATGGCAAAGAAGTGGGACGAACAAAACCAACACCATGAGCATGACGGCTCACTCTCACATTTAGGTTTTAATTCTGATTGTGATGCGCCTGTCTATATCACGGAAGATGTCGTGAAAGAATTAGCCGAGCAGATAGAGAAAGATTTTAAAGACTATCCTGCAACTGACGGATTTTTCTGGGGGCAACAATTCCAAGAGGAAAGCGTTAAAGAGTACAAGGAACAAGATATCAAGTTCTTGAAGTATTGCGAACAAGCTATCAACGAAAAGAAAGTCGTTGAGTATTGGTGTAGTTGGTAATGGCTAAAAAAAGCGAATTCATCAAGCTAATGGAAAAGGGCGAGGTTGATGATAGCTATAACAAGCGAGGCGACAATGTCGCCTCGTCTCGTTCTCGTGGTGGAAATAAGAAAAAAGATAATACTAAACAACAGCAGGGGACGGCACGGGAAGAAAAAATAATATCAATCATAACTGATAAGGACACAAATGCTTTTAGTGATTTTGCTAAATTTTTGGAACAACAACTTAATGAATATGTTAAAAAAGAAATTAAAAAAAAGTTAAATTAACTATTGCATAAGATTTAATAAGATATATAAGAATAGGGCAATCATAAGATTGTATAACTTAACAAAGAGGTAAAAATGCAAACAGCAAAAAAGCTAAAGCAAGACGAAAAAAAAGTAGTCCTAGCTTATGCATCACTAAAGCTAAAAGCAAATAGACTTAACAAAGAGTTAGACAGTATGAAAGAACACATTGTTAATCTATTTGATAGAACAAACCAAAACTTAATCATTGTTCAAGATGAGCATGGAAATAGTTTTGGACTACAAAAGATTAACAGAGTTAGGAAATCTTTTGACAAAGATAAATTTAAATTAAGTCATTTAGATTTGTGGAACGCACACCAAAAACAAATTGAGTATGCTGAGTATAAGGCTATTGGCGAGGTATCAAATGCCCAATAATGATTTGATTAACATTGCTAATGTGTTGAGTGAGAAGTTAAACTCTAATGCACCTACTTCACTTGCTGACATGGTGGTGGACAATGGACAGAAAAAACAACTCAACTATGAGATCATGTTCCAACTGTTAATGGGCGAATGTGAAAAGCATATACTTGAGAACGTTGGCAACCCAATCGTTGACGAGTTTAAAGACAATGTACTAAAAAAGTTTAGTACACTTGTTCAAGCAATACACAACACAGAATAATAATAAACACTACCCAATGGCGCGTTATACTACGCGCCATTGCTGTATCTAGCCTGTACCTACTACAAGGCTCATATCATTTACAAAACTACTTTTAATTTTTATGCCATCAGGGTTCGCGTTGCTGGGGCTAGGTTTTTTGGCGAAAGAGGTTTACAAAGCATAATACATTCATATACTAGGGTCCCAAACGGTATGAATATAGAAAACCTTACAGAAGAAGAAATAAAAGATATTATTCTTAAAAAACAATTAGAGTGGATCAAGTTATGCCAAGATGATTTTTTAGTTTTCGTTGAGGCAATGTGGGAAGATTTTATTTGTAGGAAGGACCCAAAGAATAAGGGGCACCATCAGATTATTGCTGAAGCTTTTCATCAAATAGCAGATGGTGATGCAAAGAGGCTCATCATTAATATGCCTCCTAGACATACTAAATCAGAATTTGCATCTTATTTATTCCCCGCTTGGTATATTGGAAAGTATCCAAAGAAAAAAATTATGCAGGTTTCACACAACGCTGAACTTGCATCAAGGTTCGGTAGCAAGGTTCGTAACTTAATGGCTACCAAGGAGTATAAAGAAATTTTTGGTAATGTTACTTTAAGAGAAGACAGTAAAGCAAAAGGCAGGTGGGAAACCAATCATGGTGGTGAATACTTTGCAGCGGGTGTTGGCGGATCTATCACAGGTCGAGGGGCCGATTTGCTTATTATTGATGATCCACATACTGAGCAAGACTCATTGTCGGATACTGCTATGGAACGTGCTTATGAATGGTACAGTTCAGGACCCAGACAGCGTTTACAACCAGGAGGTAGGATCCTAATTGTAATGACTCGTTGGGCCACCGATGATTTAACAGGAAGGCTCATTAGAGCACAATCGGGTATGAAAGCAGATCAGTGGAAAGTAATTTCTTTTCCTGCAATTTTAGAAGACGATAAACCTGTATGGCCTGAGTATTGGTCTAAAGAAGATTTAGACGGTGTCAAAGCTTCTATCTCAGTTAAGAACTGGAACGCACAGTATATGCAGGACCCAACCTCAGAAGAAGGTGCAATCATTAAAAGGGAATGGTGGCAAGACTGGGATAGGGATCATCTTCCAAAACTGCTACACGTGATACAATCTTATGATACTGCATTTTCTAAAAAAGAATCTGCTGACTATTCTGCTATTACCACCTGGGGTATATTTGAACCGGTAGACGGTTACGAAAAAGCAATAATACTTTTAGATGCTATGAAGGGTAGGTATGACTTTCCAGATCTTAAGAATGTTGCATTAGAGCAATATCATTACTGGGAACCGGAAACCGTAATTGTAGAAGCTAAAGCTTCAGGACAACCCCTTATACATGAACTTAGACGTGCAGGGATACCTGTAATAGATTTTGTACCATCAAGAGGACGAGACAAGCATACTAGAATAAATAGCTGTTCACCTGTGTTTGAGTCTGGTATGGTATGGGCACCTTTAGACGAACACTGGGCACAGGAAGTCATTGAGGAGTGTGCAGCGTTTCCTAACGGACAATACGATGACTATGTTGATTCTATGACCCAAGCTGTGTTAAGATATCGACAAGGTGGATTTGTTTCTACATATTCGGATGACTGGGACGACCCGCCAATGAAATTAGAAAAAGAGTATAAATATTATTAGGAGAATTTATGCCACGAAAAGTTTATGAAAAACCAGAAGATTTTAAAAAAAGAATGCAACAAAGTGGTGAGGCTAAAGAAAGAGCAAAAGCAAATATGTATTTAACAGGTGGCCAAGCAAAAATTGCAGCCAAAGCTCCACCACCAAATAAAATTGATGAAAAAGATTTCGCTGTTCTTAGAGCAGAAAAAGCAAAAGGTAGAGGCATGGGTTTACAAGATGAATCTGTTAAACCAGGTAAAGTTATGAAAGCTAAAAGAGGTACAGGTATTAAATTACCTAAAGAAGGTTCTAGATTAACTTTCTCCGGATACTCAAAACCATTTGAAGGACCTCAACACAAAGGTAGAGTTTCAACAATCGTTGGTGTAAAACCAGGTGCTAAAATAAAAGGTCAAAGAAAAAAATTTAAATCAATGGACGAGATGAGAAAAGCAAAAGGTTTTAAACCTGGAGAATCTGCAGCTGAATTTAATAAAAGAAGAATGAAATTAGGTGCTGCAGGTAGAGCATTAGCTGCAACTAGAATTGGTAAAATAGCTTTAGGTGTTGGTGCTGCGGGAGTCGCTGCAGAACAATACTTAAAATCTAAAATGAAAAAAGATAAAAATAAAAAAACTTTAAAAGATTTTAGAGAACAAAAGAAACCTGGAATACCTTCAGAAAAAACAAAAACAATTAACTCAGCTTTAAATAAACTTAATAAAAAAATGAATGGGGGTATGATGAAAAAATATTCTGTAGGGGGAAATATTTTACATAAATTAAAATCACAAAA